CGAGCCCATAGGGGGCTCGCTAAGGCTTTCATTTAGCTAGAGGAGGTTATAGCAGATGCAGAAAACCCGAGAACTTTTTGTCGATACCGGTCAGTTCGACCGGAATTCGATACCTTACAGCACGTACACGTTTCCTAACCGTCAGGATAGGATGCTTGCACACGTTGTAGCCAGTGGATTTACTTCTGACACTTTCGATGACTTTTTAGTCTGGAAGTGGACGAACGGTGACAGTTACTACGGTTTTAACAAAACCGGAGTAGTAGCGCCTCGTACAACTGGACAACAGGACTTCTACTCATCTGAGCGGAAGAAACCGTTGTTCAACAACTGTACGAATGCGAAGAGTAGAGGTGTTTGTTATACCTATACTTTAGCAGGTCTTCAATCGACCGGCTCGGTGCCCAAATACAATCAGTACTGGACACCGAATCGCTACATAACTGTTGGCGACACTGGCAGTTCTCTTACTCTTCTCAAAAAGCATACCGCTTATGATTGGAGTAACGCTCAGCGTACAGCCTGGTGGACGATGCAGCCCGAATTTGAGGGCAACATCTCTCTCTTTAACTTCATTGTAGAATTGAAGGATTTTAGAGAGCTCGCGCATTTATTGCGTAGCCACCCCATTAAACGTCTAAGAAATTTCTTTAGACGTCAACGGTGGAAGAAAGGCTTTGATCCAACGAGGCCAGTGGCAGAGGCTCATTTATTCAATGAGTTTGCACTTAAGCCGCTTGTCTCCGACATTCTGACTATTACAGCTCAGATTGAGGAGATTGTGCGTGATGCACAGTCGGATTTCGCTGAAGCAGGGTTAGGTAGGAATTCACGGCATTGGTCTGATACCGTCATAATAGATGACGGTAACCTTACGTACGGTACTGGATATTATCAGTATGGTGCGACAGGTCAGGCCGAGACGCAGACTTTTACTGCGACTATGGAATATAATTATAATTATTCCTGCCGAGACTCCATTGATGCAATCATGCGTTATTGGGGTTTAACTCCTACCTGGGAAGCATTATGGAACGCGCTTCCCTTTTCTTTTCTCGTCGACTATGTTATAAAGGTCGGCGATAGCATCGCGGCAATGGAAACAGATCCCAACGTTGAACTCCTCTTGAATCAGTATTGCGAAAGCTTACTGACCAGGAGAAGTAGCGGTAGTCATTTTGTTACTGACAACTGCTACGGTGGGACCGTCGTTATTGACGGCCGGAAACGGACTGATCCAATACCCTTGTATAATGGGTATGAATCTTCCTTGTACACCAGAAGGGTTGCAGCCCCAAATCGGGGTGCTGCACTCCCGAGGCCAGCTGTGCTGACATCCGGTCACGCAGTTAACTTCGCTGCTCTTCTGAGGTGCTTCTTCTAGCAAAAGTCTTATTGACTTTCCCGGAATCATCCGGCGTCATTCTCTCCACGATACGGAGTTTATACATAGGAGTTAATCCATGGCACTTTTTACAGATCCCGTAGTACTTGATGATGGCGTTGATGCTGCCCGCTCTTTTGAATTTGGCGGACAGATCAAAGACACCGTCGCACAGAAAGCCTCCGAATGGATCGAGACTGCAGCTGATTCGCAGTCAGAATCCAAAATGCTAGTAAAGCATATGGAAGCAAAATCTGGCCAGAAAAGACATTTAGTCCAAACGGCCATGCTGTACGACACGGACACCGATGCCGACGGTAATGTTAAGTTGGCACCAATCGTGGTTAACACAACTGTTTCCCACGACCCCAGAGCACTCGAAGCAGACATCCTTTTGCAGTATACTTTGCATTTGGACGCTCTTGCTGAAAGCGGCGTTCTTGCAGGACTTGTACGTGGCAGAATATGATTAAATTCTCATATGATACCACGACTAAAATTCTACGTATCGCTTTTGCGATCATTAGAATCGTCCTTCAAGGAGTGGGGGTCCTCAGCAATCCTAGACGAAAACCAAGGAGCAGTACTGATCCTGGTCAAGACTAGATTTGCCATCAATTTGGGACCTAAAACCCATGGCTGGAGGATTTACGATGTCTCAGAAAACGACACCGAAACCTGAAAAGCCAGTAGGGCATTATGCCACAGCCATCAGTAAGAATGACGCTGAGTACGTAAGTACTCTGTTATGCGCAATCCTTAAAGACGGTTACAACCTTCTCTCATCCTATAAGCTCGCTGACTACCTACGTGATGTGAATACGGTGAAAAACCGGATAACACACGAAGGCGTTGGTTTTGCTTGCATGGTTTTACCGAAGTTCTTTGACCAGTTTGTACAGGTCTTAGAAGGTCGGAAACCCTCTTTTGAGGGGTTCTCCAAAAGGAGATCCCCCGATTACGACTGCCCTGCATTTTTATCAGGGCTACTCGTTAGGGTGTTTAACCATGAGGATGATGACACGGACGCATTTCGCGTGATTTACGCGTTATGCCACGCCTTTAAGAAACTAAAGGGTCCGTACCACCAGTCCGTCTTACGCGAACAATTGCGTAAGTTCGTCGATACTGATACACAAGTTGGGATGATAGATTATACATCCGAACCTCTGGTACCAATTATCGCGAAGGCTAAGGTATTCATTGAGGTCTTATTTAAAGATCTTAATGATGATTTGGCTTTAAAGCCAAACCCTGGCCCGGGGGCAACTAATACGCCCACGAAACAATACGAGCGATACGAGCCGCATGTATTGTACGAACAATTAGAGGAACAGTTTCCCGCAGACGAGTGGTTTTATGCTCATCCGTGGGATGTTGTGAATCGAGCTCGAGAATACATGACCTTGCCAAGGGTCAGTTTCCCGACTTCTAGGTTTAAATTTGTACATAAGTACAGGTCAAAACCTAGAGGGATTTGCATCGAAGAGAATGAAACCCAATGGTGCCAACAGGCATTAAAGGGTTTTCTCTACAAGTATGTAGAGAGACATCCTATGACGAAAGGTCGGATTTGCTTTTCCGATCAAGGCGTTAATCAACGTCTTGCCCTTTTGTCATCCGAAGACAAGTCTTTAGCTACTATCGACATGTCCGAGGCTTCTGACAGAGTATCCCGAGAGCTTGTCTACCGTTTATTCGGCGACACCCCTCTTTGGCCGATGCTGGACGCGGTATCTACAAGGGTTATTACATTCCCTCAAGATATCAAAGGCGTTCCCAGCGAGCTCTACGTGCAGAAATTTGCACCAATGGGCTCGGCTGTCTGTTTTCCAATAATGGCGATAGTACACTTCGCGTTAATTAAAGCGATTGTACAACTCTCCGAAATTGGAAATGCAATGGAAGTTTCCAAACACGTTTACGTGTATGGGGATGATATTATAATTCCCCATGAAGCGGTTCAGGCAGTCTATGACTACCTTCCGCTTTTTGGAATGAAGATTAATGAAGAGAAGTCATTTCATCAATCTTACTTCCGTGAATCATGCGGCCTCCATGCCTATAAAGGCAAAGAGGTCACCCCCGTGTATAATAATTATACACTAACTTCGACCCAAGAACGAGACGACACTACTACATTGTTGTCGTCAGTCGCGAAGGAGTACGGTTACGCTTATAAAGGTTTCCGTGCCACCTCGCGAGTCATTCGTGAGCATACGCACCATGCGTATGGCCAACTGCCGTTTTCGGCAGCAGACTCACCCCTTCTCGCGTGGAAACGAGATGGGTACGACTTTTCGCATATGCACAAATATTATGCTAAAAGCCGGAAGTATGACTGGGGCGAGCAGTCCTATTACTACAAAGTACGTATGACGGAACCTAGATTTAAAGGTCCGCGTGCGTACGGTGTAGAGGACTCTCGCGCTCTTCTCCGTTGGTATGTAAAACCACCAAAGGATGAAGATGCCGCAACGTTCTTGTGTTCTCCGGAAGACCTTAAGGTCAGATGGAGATGGGTATCCGAACACGCCCTTGGCTAGGGCGCCGGCAAGATACCTCAG